TTAATTTAATATGCCTTTCAAAAGAATTGCAACTCTTGATATTAAACAAGTGTATGCTACTGATGAAAATGGAAAATTTCAGTGGCGTAGTTTCGTAAAACAAGCGAATGATAACCCATCTCAAGATAGAACAGATTTCCTACCTAAAGATGCTTACAAATATGATACAAACCATTTCTTATTTTTAACTGCTAGAGCCATTTCTGGTGGCGAAAAATGGGGACATAATGGTAACTATGATTACTTTCCTTGGGAAGAAATTAAGAAAGCATTACCGACCTATCCTGGATGTGGTTTCTATATTGAACATAAAGAAGATAGTGAAGAAGATGCTAAAGGTATCGTATTAGATGCTTTTGCTAATGATGAAGAAGAGTATGCAGTTTGTTTATGCGCTATTGATAAAGATGAATACCCAGAGTTTTGCCAACAAATTTTAGATGGTACTTATAATCAAGTATCAATGTCTTGTTTGGCTAATGAATGTGAATGCTCTGAATGTGGTAATGTGGCTCATAGTTTTGATGAATTATGTCAACATATGAACCCTAATATGCCAGTTACTTATATGAAAGGTAAAACAAATGACAAAGGCGAAGATATATACGAAATTAACAGAGATTTATGTTTTAGTGGATTGTCGGCTGTGGCAGTTCCTGCTGATAAAGACGCCTTCGTATTTGACATTAAGGCTTCGAAGAAAAAAGAAAATAAATTACAAGCAGAATTGGTTAAATATCAAAATATCAAACAAGCCGCTAAAATGAAAGAATTTAGAACGGCCTGTGAAGAAGAATTTAAAGCATTAGATACAGTTGCTTTATTAAATAAACTTCAAACTTGTGCGAATGCTATTACAAATCAAGTAATGGATAACAGTACAGGTGGCAGAGATATTATAAATGCCCCATTACAAGGTATTTTGAAAGAGTTAATGGAACTTCAAATCGGATTAACAGTATTAGATTTAAATAAACTAGCAACTCCTTCTGTTGATAATACAGTAGCGGTTGAAGGTGAACCTGAAACAGAAATGCCAGAAATTACTACTAATGTTGAAGAAGAATCTAAATTAGGAGAAGGTCATATTCTTACTTATAAAGATTTAAAGAACCAATATAACGAAGAAGAAGAAGTTAATTTTGATAAGGAGATAAATTCAATGTTAAAACAAGCATCCTTCTATGAGGATTTCCAAAAAGACAAGTCAGGTACTGGAGTTATAAAAATAATTGATCAATTAAATGTTATGGCTAATGATCTTCGCGATTCTTTTACAAATAAAGATAATAGAATGGGACAAAGATCTACGAAAAGTATTGCCGAATATATAATAAAAAAAGCAGATAAATTGAAAGACGCTGCTATCAAATTAAAAGAAAGATATCCCGAAAAAAATAAAGTAGAACCTATATTTAATTTTGATAAAGAAATAGAATCATATGATAATTGGTCATATACTCCATTTAGTTCCACTGCAAGCAAAGGAAGAAATATTAAGTATTTTGATAATACAATGGATATGTTGAAATGGATAAAACAAAATAAAGATTCCATTCAAAACGTAACCATAGAGATGAATTGTTTTGGAGATTCGTGCGCTAAAGTAACATATGAAACCTCTAAGGAAATAGACTCATCTTTAGATAAAATTATTGAAAAAACTTATAAATAAGTTATTTCATTTATATTTTTAACTAGGAATGTCCTAGGATTGATTTATTTTAATAACGGAGAATAACTCTAAATGGCTAAAAGAAAAATCAAAGCTGAAGAAGAGGTCAAAGAAACAGCAGACCTCGAAAAAGACGACAAAGATTTAGAAGTTAAAGAAGAAGTGACAGAAGAAACTCCTAAAGCCGACGAAAAGGCCGAAGAAGAAAAACCTGCCACCGAAGAAAAAGAAGATCTTATCGTTTTATCAGATGGTGCCACAGTTGAAGAAAATGTTAAATTGACGGAAGAAGAAGCCGACGATTTAGCAAAAATTACAAAGGCTGATGGTACTGAAATCTTCATTCAAACCCCAGAAGGTTCTGAAGAAGAAAAGAAAGAAGTTTATGAAGCTATCGTAGATGCCGAAAAACCTGAAGAAGAAGTCGCTGAAGATTTAGAATCTGAAGTGAATGATGAATTAGGTGCTGAACCTTTACCTGAAACAATGGAAGAAATTGATGGAGTGGCTTATGTTCCTGCTGCTTGTCATACTGCCCATGCTTCATTAAATAATTCTTATTATATCTTAAAACTTAAAGGCGGAAAATTGAAAGCCTTGAAAGCGGGTAAGATTTTAAATAAGCAATTAAAAGCCTCTATTATTAAGGCTTACAAAGAAGGTAAAAAATTGCCTGAAGCAGAAACAGTATTTAATAAAATTGCTTCTAAAATTGGTTATACTTTTGGTGCTTTCACAAAATTAGCATCCAAACTTTCTAGAAAAGTTACAAAAAGAGTTGCTAAAAAGATTGCCAAAAGAATTATCCCTACAGTCGGAGACACTGTTGAAATGAATGGTAAAGAAATTAAAATTACTGCTTCTAAAAAAGGAGTATTAACTTTGGAAAATGGTAAAAAATTATTAGCCAAAAGATTAGTGGCTACAGAATTACCTGATACAGTTCCTGGCACAGATAATGATAAAGCCGAAGAATTGAAAAACTTCTCAATTGATGAAAAAGATATTAAGAAGGAAAATATCGATTCTACAGTTGCTTTAGAAAAAGCCGAATTGGAAGAAGGTAAAGATGGTGTTAAAGCCGCAACTTCAAAAGTAAAATCATTATACAACAGATTACCTGGTAAATCTGGTGTAGGTGATGAAGTTGAATGGGCTATGAAAGACTTTAATAAAGAACGCAATAAAACAAGCAAGACATTGGCTTCTCAAATTAAAGCCTTGCGTGATGCTACAAAAGAAATTCGTGCTCAAAAAGAAGTAATTGCTTCTAAAGATGCCGAATTGAAAGCATTACAGGAAAAATTAGCGGCTATGAACTCTAAAGAAGAAACAATGATTAAATCAGCCAAAATTAACAAAATCTTGGCTTCGATGAACATTGAAGATGAAGAAGAAAAGGCCGCTATGACCGAAAAATTTGCTAAATATACGAAGGCGCAATTAGATGCTGTCTATGAAACTATGACCGCTTGCCCTTCTGAAGAAGCAACAGTTATGCACGAACGCATGATTAATGAAGAAATGAAAAAAGAAGCTAGCGCACTAAAAGGTTTCGTACCTAGTTTCACAATGGAAGAAGGAACAAAGATTTCTGCTTCCGACGAAATGGAAAAATTAGTTCTTGAAAGAGAATTAGATTCCATTGGACAATAAATTAAATTAAAGGAAGATAAATTAAATGTTGAATAGAGACTTCGACGCTTTAACAGTTAATGGTTTATGTGATCTTACCGAGAAAAACATTCTCGCTGGTTCTCCATTGACTTATGGTGCTAATGGTTATAAATTAGCCAAAGCTGGCGATAAATTCGCTGGTTTATCATTCAACTATTACTTCGTCGGTAAAGATGATGTGAATGGTGGTGAATGGTTTGCTGACTCAAAGAAAGTTGCAGTAGTGAAAGTTGCTCAAGTTACTTTGGGTGGTGACGAAATTGATGGTACGACAGTGTATCCATTCGTAGAAACAGATACTTATGAAGCTGGTGATGGCTTAACAATCAATGCTGATGGTAAATTAGCCAAAGCTGGTTCTGATGAAGATGCTGTTGCTACAGTAGTTAAATTTGATGCTCAAAGAGCATTATTAACTGTTTATGTCAATGTAAAATAATGAGGGAGAATAAATAATATGACAGAAAGAGAATTACAAATGTTAGCCTCCCTTATTACTGGGAAAGGCATGAAAAAAGAAGCCTCTGCCGAACAGAAGGCTCAAGATACAGCCAAGTTAAATGAATACTATGGCAAATTAATGCAACAAGGTGCTTTTGGGCAAAAGAAAGCCGCTGTGGCCTTCTCACAAGCCTTGAAAGTTCGTGTACCTTATGAAGCGGTAACTCCTAAAATCTTCGCTCAAGATAACATTTCTAACAATGTGGCTTGGGCTGATGTAGAGTTCCCAGAAATTGGTGCCTGTGTGGTTCCTTTCAAAGGTGCTCCTGCTCGCATTGAACGCGGTCCAAAACGTGTTTTCTATAACACCCACACCGCTGCCATCAACTGGATTGTTTCTTACGACCAAGTATTCACAGCCGCTTACAATACTTTAGATGAAGCCAAAAACAAAGTAGCCATTGGGTTGGCTTTGGAATTGGATACTGAACTCTTCAAAGTATTAGCCGCTGCCGCTTCTGCCAATGTGTATGGTGGTTATCAAGCCGCTACAATGTCATTAGATGTAATCAATGACATCCGCGCTGCTCAAATGGAATTATCCTTAATCACCACAGCCATTGTGATGCACCCAAGCAAATACTATGACTTGTTGAAAGTAACTCCTCAGGCTGTAGACCAAGTAACGATGAACACAATCATTGAAAATGGTTATGTTGGTCAGTTATATGGTATCAAATTCATCGTCAGCAAACTCTGCCCGAAGAATTTTGCCTATGGTATTACTGCTCCTGAATATTTAGGGAAATATGTGTTGCGTCAACCAGAACAAATGAAAGTGACCGATATGCCTTGGAAACTTGAATATGTAGTAACTGGTTATGCCAACTATGGTTTAGTGTTACACAACATTCCAGCCGTATTCCCTGTGGAGTTCGTGGAAGAATCAATCTAATTTAACGATTAGATAATTA